TCCCCAGCGCGTTATGGCCCGGCCCCGTCCCGTATATCCCGTTGGCGATTGTCGTCCATCTCGGCATCAAGAACGGGCATTCATGATAACCGCTGACCTTTAGGAATTTATCTTGCTCCGTGCTCTCAAAGTAGTACGACCGCCACGGGAAATTTCCGACGCCCAAAACGTCAGGATCATAATTCGGGTTTTTCTCTATGAGCATTTGTATCTCAAAGTCGGCTTTGTTGTCGTCCTGCGCTGCCGCATTTTTTACGCCGTCGGAAACAACGTCCTCCCCAAACTCTTCAATTATCTGCCAAGCCTTCATGCGCATTTTGCGGGCCATCTTTACCACCCGCCCGCGAGCGTCCACGTCCCCGGCGTACTCGCCGCAAGTATAAGGCCTGCACCAAACGGCCGTATTGTAGTCCTCCAGCATCAGCGCCCCCGCCGTCCCGAATTGTGAAAGCTCTGCCTCGATCTGAAGCAAGGTATTATAGACGTTGGACTTTGCGTATATATCCATAAGGATTTCTTTGCAGTCATCCAGCCACATTTTGACCGTGTGATAATTGCCAAGCTCCTCGTCAGCCAAGCCTAACTCGAACCACGGGCGGGAAGGAGAAGTCAAGCCGCTATGAAGACCCGCCGCGCATTTCCCGTGCGCCTCCATCGGGTACGGATCAAGAAGGAAATAATCACGCCGTTTTCCTTCGGTCGTTCGCGTGTCCTCGTCGAACCGTCCCCGCGCGGGGTTTATGTGCCGGGAAAGCTGCCGCCAGGTGTGTTCCTGCTGCTGCCTCTCCTCGTACATTTGCGTCACTATGCGCCTTTTCGTTTTCAGCAAGTCGGCGTCTGCAAGGACGGCCTGCACAATCTTTGAAACCACATCACGCACCCCCAAGGGTTTTCTTCCGCTGCTCCTCGCCCAAAAGCGTTTTTGCGATACTGCCTGCCGCAGAGAGCGCGCCTTGCGTCGTCCCTGCGCCCGTTATCGTTGCACGCCGCCCGCGCGCCTGCTCCGTGAATCGTTTCTTCTTCGACTTCTCGCTGTCCGTCTCGCTTGTGTTCTGGACAGGAGACGCGCTCGGAGCGGAGCTTTGAACAACAGGCTTTTCGATGATCTGCGTTTCACCGCCGCCACCGCCGAACAATCCCCCGAATAACTGCAAATCGAATTTCATTTTTCGTTACCCCCTTGATTGAAGTCCTTTCTTGAATCTGCCCTTCATGCGCTCGCTGTATGCCTCATCGTCGCCGCCGATAGAGCCTTGCGCCTTTCGTGCGCTGCCGCCAAGTGAAGCGTCGTCCTCTACTGATTCGTCAACCAAACTGTATAATTTGTTTTCATCACTTTTTGGATCATTGTTGTCTGTGTCCGCTGCAATTTGTTGCCTGTTGCGTATATCCCCAAAAAATTGGTTAAATTTCTCGTTGGTTTTCTTTGCGTATGTTTCATACGACACATTCCGTCCTGGATTGTTTTGTTTGAATGTGTTATACCTTTTCCGCTTTGTGTTTTCGTTCAGATATCCCCCCATGCTCCTATACCTCCCAATAGTTTTTTAACGGATCATATTTTTCCTCTTCCTCGTCCGGCTCCCGCGCGCCCGGTGTGTATATCGGAGCGGCGAAAGTCAAGGCGAGGGAGTCGGCCAAGTCTGGAGACTTGCCTATCTTCTCTTTGATTTTGTCCTTCGGCTCCAGGATGATTTTGCCGGCCGGCGTGAATTTATACTCCACCACCGATAATTCGCTTTTGAGCGGCGGATCGTTTGGAATAGCCCCGCCGCCCGTCAACCATTCCCTCATCTTGAAATACATTTCCGCGCGCCTGTTGGCATAGCGTTCGGAATCCATAGCGGCCCCTGCGAAGTTTATTTCCGTCACGTTGTAGCGAAGCTGCCGCAATCGGTCTATCACTCCTGCCCCCATTGCGCCAACGTCAACAAAGACGGCCTGCGGCTTGTGCTCTGCCATTGATATAATCACTCTGTCGGCGGCCTGCATGGTATCAAGTCCACGAAAGACTTTTTGAGGCAAGCAGTGTAGGCCCTGTCGAATTGTTATAACGGTGGAATCGTCCCCGAAGCGCGCCACGTCCACACCCATGATAACAGGCTGGCCGCGAACGTCGGCGGCAGTCAGTTCCCGCGCGGCCGCCTCGCTTACCAAGTCAATAGGTAGCACCACGTCAGAAGCGGAGGCGGAGAAATCACAATACAATTCCTGCCTAATTGCCTGCTCCGTCATATCCTTTTTCATGTCGGCAATTTCCTCCGGCGGAAGGACGCCGGATTCATCCGCGCGGTAGAGGCAGGAATACCATGCCTTGTCCGTTTGTGCGCGCTGGTACATTTCAAAGAATGCGTTTTGGCCTTTGGGCGTGCCAATGAAAACGGCCCAGCCGGAACGGTCAGCGAGCGCGGGCCTTATGACCTCATTCCAGAGTTCCGGCTTTATTTGCGCGTACTCGTCCAATATAGCCCCGTCCCAGTAGGTCCCGCGCAAGGCATCGGGATGATCCGCGCCTATGATATAGAGACGGGCGCCCGGCCAACCTGGTTTTTGCGGCGGAAGCTCTACGAACAAATCAGACTCATTTTTCTTTACGCCGGGGATGACGCTTGTATAATGCAAGAGATATTGCCACGCAATCATTTTGGCCTGGTTTCTGAATGGGGCAACGTAGCAATAATGCGGCGCTGGTTTCTCGCATTGGATAGCCCGTTTAATCATCTGATTTACAGTCCCCACAGTTTTGCCAAAACGCCTATGGCAGACCAAAACGGCAAAACGGTGAGAGTCAAGAGCGGGATGAATGACCGACGCCCACAATGGGCGCGGCTTGTATGGGATTATGATTTTCTTTTTACTCTGCCGCGCTGCTGTCATGCTTGCCGCCCTCCCATGCGATTGAAACGGCGCCGCCGTCCGCGCCGGTGATCTGATTCTTGACTACATACACGCCTTCCATTTTGTTGTCAATATCCATAGCGCGCAGTCTGTCTTGTGTAGTGATGTATGGATCGTTCATAAGAACGGCAAGGAGCGCCCGTTTTTCGATCACGCTCATGATTTTCCGTTCTTTTTCGTTTTCGATCCGTTCGCGAAGAACGGCGAATTTTTCCTCCTGTAGCTGTTTGATTTTTTGCTTTATTACGTCATTTTCCAACAGACGCCCGGCAGAATTTGAAGCAGCTTTTCTTGTTTGTGTTTTGAATCCTGCTTCTAAATAGGCGTCCGCTCTCTTTCCTCTGTCGCAGTTATAATCAACATAAATTTTGCAGAAGCGCTCCTGTTGCTCCGTCATTTCATTCACCACCTTTGACTTTTTGTTGTTTTCCTCGCGCGCGCGCGCTTAGTGTTTCTGTCTCCGTTTGTGTTTGTGTGTTTCTCTCTTTTCTTTTTCTCTTTATTTCTTTTAATTTCTCTTTCTTTATTCTTTCTTTCTTTTGGTTCTTTTCTTTCTTTCTTCTTTCGTTCTCTTTCTTTTTCTTTTTTCTCTTTTTCTTTTCTCTCTTTAGTCGAAAAGTCAAAAGAAAAGAGCCGCTGCAAGAGCGGCTCCACATGAGGAGAAACCAAACCAACAAAGGAGGCATTCACTAATTAATAACCACTGTACTGATTATACCCCATTTTTTGATTTCTTATATCCGATATAAGGAAAAATTTTTTCATGTTCTTTTCAGATTGTTTTCAATAAATTCGTCAGCGCCCTGGAGAAATAACTGCCGGACAGACACGCCAAGCCGATCCGCAGACGTTTTGTAATGCTGCCATTCATCCGGCTGCATTCGCAAGTTATACGATTTCAGCTTTGTTTGGTATTTCATTGTTGCACGTCCCTGCGCTTCAGAATATCCTTTATACGTCATACTTTCACCACCTTTCTATTCATTTCCTATTATATACCGCCCTCCATATTTTTACAAGATAAATTCACGCGAAAAATTTTTATTTTTTTCTCAAAAACCTATTGACAAAATATATAGGTAGCTATATAATACCTACAGAAAGAAAAACCACGAACCAAAAGAAAATGGAGGGGTAAAAAATGAAAAGAAAAATTTCCAAAGATTGGCCGCCTTATTATCTGGAATTTAAGAGAAAGACAACAAAAAAGGAACAGCTTGAAGGACAAGTCAGATGGTTAGAATTTAAAATTAAAACCGCTGAACAAAGAGCACACAATTATATTTTGCAGTACGGAAACAAAGACAATATTCCCGCGCAGATTGAAAAAGAAGCGGCGAAAAAAGGCCGCGAACTTTTGAAAAAAATCAATGAAAAAATTAAAAAAATCTCTTGACTTTTATATATAGGCAGGTATATAATCAAATCAGAACAAAGGAAGACAAAAAAAAATAAAAAAGGAGGAGAAAAAAATCACACAAAAAATAAAAAATAATGCTTGACAATAGTATATAGGTAGGTATATACTAAAAACAACAAGAAAAGAGAAAAAAACCACAACAAAAAAAAGGAGGAAAACACCATGGCAAAAATGATTAACCTGCAAGACCTTATCAACAAAGCGAACGACACCGAAGAAAAGAAGGACGCAAGGAAAGCGCTCCGCAAGGAGTACAAAGAGCAAGCCGCGAAGCTTCACCCGGATCACGGTGGAAGCGAGGAAGAAATGGCAAAATTGAACCAGGAATACCAAACGAAGGAAGCACTCATAGACCTTGACGCAGAGCTTCGGGAAGCGGTCGAAAAAATTCTCAGCCTGCCGGGAATCAATATAGAAATCTGCGGCTCCTGGGTATGGGTATCAGGCGACACAAGAGCAGTTAGCGCTGATATTAAAGCCGCCGGGTATCGCTGGGCGCGCAAGAAAAAAATGTGGTACTACCGAAAAGAAGAAGACGCCCACTATTACAGAGGAAAGGGCGCGACGATGGCCCATATTCGCGAAAAGTACGGCAGCGAAGAACTGAAAAACGGTTTTAACAATGCACGCTTAACGGCGTAAAGGGAGGGAATGTAATGAAACAGGCAAAACGCACACGGCAAAAGCTGGAAACCTTGTCCCGTAGAATTGATGAAGTATTAGCAGAAGTCGCCAAGAATGGCGAAAAAGAAAATCATATCGATGAGGCAATCTTAAAAAGAATCGAAGACGCTTATTTTTCAATAACTGGAGCTGCAATGCTCCTAAATGATTAAACGCAGAGCGGCGCCCTTCGGGGCGTTAATGCGGGAGGCCTTCGGGCCTGCGGTCGCAACCCCGCAAAATAAAAGGAGGTATAAAAAATGTATAGCGTATCAATTTATACTCGGCCACATTTTGAGGAAACCCCTGAAGGAATCATTACAAAATACGCCGTAACTGTTACAGATTGTTATGGGGAGGATTTAATAAACACGGGATTCATGCCGGGAAATGAAGTAAAACCAATTTTCCGCGCAATCAACAAGCATTATCACAAAATTTTAAGCAGGAGGTCTTAATTATGGCAGACGTTGAGAAAATCATGGAAAAGATTCGCGCTTTACTTGAAAAGACAGTAGAAAATGGAGCAAGTGAAGCGGAGGCAATCGAAGCAGCGAAAGCGGCCCAGCGCCTCATGGCAAAGTACAAGATCGACGAGATCACGACGGCGGAGCCGGAAGAAATCGACTCAACCGAAATGGAAATTTCCAGGCAATGGCAGGCCGAGCTTGCGAACGTACTCACAAAAAATCTTTGCTGCAGGCTTGTACTTTCCACGACCGACAGAAAGACGCGCTTCATCGTGATGGGAAAGAAACAAGATCGGGAAGTATGGCGGCAGATGTTTGAGACTTTTTTTGTCCTCATCTATCGCGGGGCTAAAGCGGAGCGGGCGAAAGCAAGAGAGCTATATGGACACTCTCGCGACGTAGAAACAGCATACGCGCGGGGATTCATTAAAGCGATCCATGAGGAATTAGGCCAACAGTGCCGGGCGCTCGCGCTTGTAATCCCGGAGGAGGTAAACGAGGCGACAAGCAAACGGTTCCCCCACCTTCGGACAAGCCATGCCCGCGCAATCAGCGGAAACTCCGCAACCTTTAACGCCCGCGCGAACGGCTACAGCGACGGGAAAACGGCAGCCGGACAGAAGCGCCTTAGCGCATAAAGCAGACTGGGCCGGAGCAATCCGGCCCCACTAAAGAAGGAGGAGAAAACCATGAAAACGAAAAGACTTCCCGTAAAGTACAAGGCACTTGTTGAGGACTTCCCGAACGCCGGACCGCGCCCCAATATCACGGGCATGAAGCGCAAATACTACGGGAAAGACAGTGTTTGTGTAACGTGCGGCGCGTACCTCTATAAAGTAGTGGACAACCTGGACGACAAGCGCGCAGCATTTATTTACAACTTAGCAAAATAACATAGATCAGACTGGGCGAAAGGAGTTTTTACAATGAAAACGAAGCATATGCACACCAATTATGAAATGATCCTGCCGTTTATCCAAGCGGCGGACGAAAACGACGGACACAAAAAAATAGTCAATGGCAGCTATATGCCATTGACTATCGAAAACCTCTGCTATAATGACTACAAGGGAAACCCCGTTTACAGTATAACCTATTACGGCGAAATGAACGGCGATCTCATGAGTGATCCAGATATGACTGTCAGTATTGACAAGGAAAAGCGGAGCGTGCGCCCGCTGACCTTTCAAAACGATTATATGCGAATCTATCAGCAAGTCTTTATTGAGCGCGACGGCAAGACGCTATACAGCAGGCGCCTTTTGGTTGACCTGGATGAGTTTTTGTGGCAATGGTTGAAAAACATCCAGGCGCAAGGATTCAACCCGAACGCATAACCACCAAAAATCCCACACAAACCGAAACGAGGCGACCGAAAGGCCGCCTTTTTTGTGCCTAAATTCCGACTGGGCGAATCAAAAAACTTGGACGAGCTGGGCCTGGCAGGCGCATTGAATCGCAAAATTTCTAATCTCAAACATCATCACTGAATACGTCGTTTGGGAAATATGCAGCGCGTAACAAGTGGAGAGATAGCTTTCCCCCGTGTAGCGGCGCCGGAAAATCTCTGCCCGAATCGAATCTTTCCCGCACCACTCCCGGACGGCGGCGATTACGGACAACCAGCGCTCCGGCCAATAAACTTTTCGGCCCTCCACCATCACGGCAGGAATCTCATCGGCCCGGCGGAGAGCTTGCGAAGCTGTTGGATCAGGTATGTAACTATGGCCGACGTGATCCCCGCCCGTATGCCCGCGCGGGGATATTTTTGCTTCCTCCACCGCTTCCGAGATTGCTTTTTCGTGCCGGATCATGTATTCGATTTTTCTTACGTTTTTGTCCCTGCTTTGTCGCTGCATTGACAACACCTACCTCTCATGCGCTTTCTCGATTTCCCTGTCCAAGTCAAGCAGCATATCGCGAATGTGTGTAATCTGCCGATGAATCGCGGCCCGCGAAGCCTGTTTTATAATCGGCACATTGTTTTTTGTGTAGCCGCCGTAGTAATCAAATTTCTTCCCGACACTCCGGCAAATCCTCTTTTACCTCCATCACCATCGGCCTGTCAAAATCTACAGTCCAGCCGCCTTCTGGTTTATTGTGCCACGCAATAGCACTACGGACAGCTTTCAATAGATTTAACGCCCGCTCAGTTTCGGGAAACCTAAAAACGCCATAAAAAGCGTTATCGCGTAGTTCCGGCATCACTTTGTCCCTGACGCCCATAATTAAAAGTTCAGCTTCGTCCCGTCTTTGACACCATTCCTCAATGTTTTCTTTGTCAAAATGCAAACACAAATCAACAAGTTCTTTCCATTGGCCGATCCGCATCCGAATCCAAAAATCCAGCGCCGCAACAACCGTCCGCGCTTGATCTTCGTTTTGCATTTTAAGGACGTATTTTGTCGCCATCATCTGCATCCCTCACTCTGTTTTTCCGCTTCGCATTCTTTTTGCAACCAGCAAGACGATTGACAAAAGCCCGACATTCTTCCAGTTATAAAAATCTGTCCCGCATAAAGCGTCGATAGCCCAAATGGTACCCGCGCTTATCAAAACCGCAATCAGGACACTTAATACAAGCACAAATATCACCGCACCAATCGCAATAACAAAAGCTATCATGTATTCCAATGCAGATTTTCTATCTCTCATCATAGCCGCCCCCTTTCCCGGTTATGTTCGTTCACTCTCTGCTGCGCTTCGTCCCGCATTTCCGCGTCAATGCCAAGTGCTTCAAGCATTGTCGTTATTGCCGTGATTGTGTCGGCGGCTTCCTCGGCAACCGCGCCAATTAACTGTCCATGCGGCAAGGAATCAGCAAGAAACACGGCCTGTTTCAACTCGTTCAATTCTTCGTCGATTTTTGCCAAAAGCCGCTTGACCGCCGACTCCCGTATCTCCCCGTGCTCGTCCCGCACACACGGCAACGGGCGAACCGGAATATCCATCCCCATATCCTGCATTAACGCCTTAAAATGCTCGTCAGTCAATCTCACTTTCAATTCCTCGTCCATTTCCGCGCCTCCTTTAACGCCAATGTAAAAAGCCTGTCAATGCACGTTTTGGGCAGATCAGTCTTAAAAGATGCTCTACATGGTCCGACGTCCGGGCAATCATGACAAGACAACCATACCGCTGTTTTTTTAGCGTACCACGCAAGCGCGGCCTTTTCGTCTGTCTCGGTCAGCGCGTCAATCCTCGCTCTTATGTCCATCGTCAGCCCTCCCATTCGTCCCTTAGCTCGTCAATTAGCCGCGAAATCTGCCCTCGCGTCATTTTGTCCAAATCGTACCAGTCCAAATCATAACCCAACTTGCAAATCAAATCCGTCGCGTACTCAATCTGCGCTGCCGTCGCTGGCCTGTCATCACGTTGCATCCCCGCACACCTCCACAATTCGCCGTATCACATAGTCCGCGCAAGGCTGCGCCATGCCGTTTCCCAAGGCTTTATATCTTGCCGTGTCGCTGCAAGTCTTATCGTCAATCAGAGTGTAACCATCGGGCAATCCTTGCAATCTTTCCGCCTCTGTCGGTGTAAGGCGTCGCACGGACTTCTGAGAAACAAAAGTTTCACTTCCCCCGCCGAGAACGCCACCAACAGCTTTCGTTGTTTCATCTACGTCTGTCTTTTCGTATTGTCCGAAGCTCCCCTCACGGAACGCCAAAACAGGCACTTGATTCCCGCCCGTACCCATACGGGCATTTAATGTTTGACACTTCCCACCCTCGACCGGACGCATAACCTCGTCGGCGTGCGTCATATCATAAACGGCAACAGTCGGCCTTTGCGTCCCGCTCTCTGCGCTCGTCAGCGTCGGCATCTGCTCTACCTGATAACCAATCCCTCCTGCCTCCGCTCCAGCTCCTGCCTTGAATCCTGCGGCTATCGTAACGCCATTATCCCCAGGCTCTGCCCGTAGTGTAGGAGCCTTCCCGTCCGAATAACAATGACCGCCGACACGACTTGCCGCTCCAGGCTCAAACGCTATTACCTCCGGCCCTCTGTCAATACACGGAGA